GAGGTTGGCGACGGTGATGGTCCCAAGCTCAAGATCCGCCAGCGCATCAACCACAGCCCCGCCAGAACCCGCCCCGTCGAGGTAGACCATCTTGGTCTGGCCGCTGGCGATGGTGACGTTGCCGCCGCTGCCTTGGGAGATGGCGATGGACTGGGAGCCGGTGGTGGCGTTCTCGATGAGCATCACCCGGCTGACCGTGTTCGGCGCGATGGTCAGGGTGCGGGTCGCGGTCAGGGTGGCCGAGGAGGTCACCTTGAAGTACATGGCCCGAGCCGGATCCGAGGCGCCGTCAGCGACCGTAGTCGTCGAGTCCGCGTCCGAGGCGAAGCAGTCCTGCGTGCCGTAACCCATTGCTTCCGCAATAAGCTCTAAGTTCGTATTAGTAGACGTTCCCCAAGTCCCGGCCTCATCGCCAGTGGCAATCTCTTTGAGACGCAGGTCGTTGTCATAAGTTGCCATGCTTCATCTCCGTCTTAAGCCACTTCCTGCCAGTCTGGGGTTTGGCTGTCATCTATTGTAGACCAGCTCGGGGACTGACTATCGTTAATCTGAGACCAGTTTGCTGTCTGGTCATCGTCAATAATTGTCCACCCAATTATTCTAACCGTTCCAACAGCAACAGTCGCTACCACTCCGCTTGGATAAATGTTCCCTTCTGCCGATACCGAAACATTTCCAAGCGATGCTGTAACCGAGTTACCCGTTACTTCAACCCGGGTAACAATCTTTATTGATACCGACCCTACAGCGCTTGTTGCCTCAAGACCGGAGGCCGAAACAACAGCGCCAGCATCTATGGAAACATTTCCGGCCTGCGCAGTTGCCTCTGCGCCAGTAACAGAAACGACAGCGCCCGCCGAAACGGTGGCTGAGCCAAGGCCTATAGATGCTGATGTGCCGGTCAGAGTGACCAGTGCGTTAGCCGTGATGCTAACGGTGCCTGCCTCTGCGGTTGCTTCAACCCCAGACGGCACGACTGTTGCGCCAGCGGAAACCGATACCGTTCCGACTGACGTTGTGGATTCGTTCCCGGTTACATTTACATTTGCATCAGCTAGGACTATTACCGTCCCACTGAATCGTGAAGTCGCCTGCAGTGGACGTTTGGTCAGAACCAAAGTCCAGAACCACAACAGACTTATTCGAATCCGTGCTGTTGTAGATCAGGGCGCCACGAGCCGTGATGGTTGCCGAGGACCACGTCGTGTCCGCAAAGTCCGTGAAGGCGGTCGTCCCGGAGCTGGTCGGCGTCACGTTGGTAAGCGTGTTCCCGCCAGTCGTGTAGCCGGTGCCGCTGACTTCGTTCGTTGCGGTGAACGCCGTCGTCGATGCGCCAAGAGTTGCCGAGCTGGTGTACAGCGCAATCTTGAACGTGTCGCCGGTCGTGTTCGTAAAGTCGTGCGTAGCCGTCAAAAGCTCTTGTTTAAACGACGTACACACTGCTTGGGTAATCGCCATGGTGAATCTCCTTTATATCTTGCTGATGATATCGGCGATGTCGTTATGACCCTGCTCCCGCAGTTTGGAGGCTAGGGTCGCCTTTTCGCTTTTGATGGCTTGCTTAATGTAAAACTCTGTCGTCAACCGTACCTTCTCTTTAAAGGCATGCGCCTGATCCTTGATCGGCTGCGGCGCTTCGTTGCTCACAGAGACAATGTGGTTAGTGGCTCTGTCTGCCCAGTACTCAGGGCCAAAGCCACCGTTGTCCTTTGTCTTGACCTGAACTGCAACGTTCTTGGTGACGATCTCAAACATAATTATCTAACGGTACGAACCGCTCCCGCCCGGTAGCTGTCAGTCGTATTATAACCCTCTCCGAGAGAGGTTAGGTTCTGCATGGCTTCCTTGTACTTAGTTTCGTACAAGGCCATAAGATCCTGTTCGCCCTTCAAGTAACCATAAGCTTCCGTCAGGCATGCATATAGCAAAGCATGTTCAGCATTAGTGCCAAGCCAGCTCGTTCCCGCATCAACGATGGATGCTGGGCGGTGGAAGTAATGGATCTCTGCGGTGTAATTAGCATCCGGGGTCGGCCCAAGAATAAAAGTATTGTCGTCAAAGATTGCGTAATACCGAGGCGCTCCCGTCGTGGTCGGACGGTCTTGAGGATCCGGTCCTCAGCCTGCTTGATGATCGTATCGAGATCCGCAACAAACTCCGTATCCGAGTCTTTCAGATACGTCTGGATCGTGCTTTTCAATGTCGCAAGCGTAAACGCCATCAGCTGATACTCACTGTTACGTACCCAACCATGGATTGCATCGGGGCCGCGAATGTTTGATACGTCACGCTAAGGGCCCGGCTTGCTTCTTCAGACGGGTCCGGCCTTGGGTTCTGGAGAGGCCGAGGGTCATCTACCCGGATCTCGCCCACCCACAGCTGCGGCTGATCAATATCGTTGCACTCAGGGCAGACATAAACGTCCGTGGGCATGCGGTTTTGAATCTGGTTAGCCAGCTCATGAAGCGGATAGCGAAACCCGCATCGGTCGCAAAACCCAAAAGCATGCTTGCCCTGTGCGTACGTCATCGGACCTTATACATCCGAGGCACAAGCTTTAGGTCCGTTTTCACGCGATCCTCATCAAGCGCATTCTGAAGCTCTTCGTCATAGATGGCCTTGAGCGCCGTAAGACGCGGGCCAATCTCTGGACGCTTCATGGCAAGATGATAAGCCAGCCCAGCAACCAGCGCAGGAATGAACCGAGCCGGTACATCAATCGTGTTCGCGCCACTGTTGCCCACGTCCTGAATGCGCCGCATCCGCCAGTAAGCAACCGTGTATGTCTCAGAGCTGTCTGGGATCGGCCAAAGCGTGAACTGCGGAGTAATTTGCCGATCAATGTAAATCTGTACAGGGCGCCCCTGATCAAGCTTGTTTGGAACTTGCGCATATGCCGCAAAAGAGATCCGCTCAAGCCGCGTATCTTGCTGACTGCTTGTGGCTGCATTGGTTCTGAGCTGATGCTCCATCAGGTCAATCGTGTCTGCCGGAAGCGTATAGGTGGCCGTCCCGGGGGTCAGAACCTGAGACCCTTCCTCAATCATCCACAGGTGGATCCCGCGATTGGCCCACTCAAGCGCAAGCAGGTTCATCGACCTCCGAGCAGTCCGGAAGTCGTAACCTGATCTCAGCTCAAGCCCGGCCCTCTCAAATGCCTCTTCGGCAATCTCAAGGAAGTCCGGGTTGAACGTAGCGGTGCCGCTAGTAGCCACTTACTTCTTCTTAGCCTTGGTCTTGCCGCGCATAGCGCAACCATCCGTGGAATAGGTCTTGCCGCCCATCCGCATTTTCTTGGGCTTCTTGGCTTTGGTCTTTCCGCCATAAGCCATCATTTCTTTACCCATATTGGCGCGATTCATAGGACCTCCGGTTTCAATGGATACAACAATACGCCCCTCTTCATCCTGCTCAAGGGATTCCCGATCAGGCTCATCCGTCAGCATGCGAAGCGCAGGGCTGAGCGCACGTAGCCCACGGGTCATTGGAGTGCTCTCGCCCGTCATCATTGCATAGGCGGGGCTGATGTTTTGAAGTAGCTTCTTACCGTCCATGACGACTCCTTAGCACATCCGTCCTTTGGTGAAGCCTCGCATGGCTGCACCGTCAATTTTACCACCCGAGGCCATCTTCTTGGTGGCGTTGGCTTCAGAGAGAGCGATAGCCACGGCTTGGTCCCGGTCTTTGACCTTAGCGCCCGAGCCAGACTTAAGCTCTCCGCGCTTGAACTCGCCCATCACCTTCTCGACTTTCTTTTCTTGCTTCTTGCTGAGCTTAGCCATTTAGCAATCCCACGCCCTACGGCTCCAGTAGTTTGCCGAGAACTTATCCTGCGTACCCTTAATCCCGCCGGAGCGGGCGCAGTACGACTTCTTGCGAGCAGGCCGATCCTTCTTGATCGACATGTTCGCATCGCCAAAACGAACGAGCTTTACCTCGTCACCCTTCTTTGCAAGCACGGCAAACTTCTTGTTGCCGGACTTGCTGGTCTTTGGCTTATTGAAACCCGAGAAGGTCTCACCCCGATAGGTGATCTTTCCGCCTTCCCTCTTGATGTCGCTAGCCTTGGGCATCTTACTTCCTATACTTGGCTGTCTTCTTAGCGATCTTCTTCGGCTGACGTGAGAACTGTTTGCCAGCCTTTGTGTCCTTTCGCTTCTTGGCAGAGGTCGCTGCATATTCTTTGCTGGATAGCGCGTCCCTTGCTTTCTTCGGCAAGTACCTTTCGCCAGTAGCCTTGGATCCCTGAGTGGAGGGCTTCCCAGACTTTGTGCCCCACTTTTCTTTCGTCCACTTCTTGAGGCTCTTCTGCGACTTTTTAAGCGCCATCAGTCTCGGTAACCGCCGCCCTGTGCCTTGTATTCTTTGGCAAGCATCTGCGCCTTACGCGCCGACCACTGACCCGGCTTGCCCCCTTTGCCGCCTGCCTTGATCTTCTCAAAGAGGCGCTTCCGCATAGCGGGCTTCGTATAGTTGCCAGCTTCGTTTACCCGGCTCTTAGTCTTCTTTGCTGGCGCCTTTGCTTTAGGCATCAGTCTTCATTCCTAATTAGAACGATTTGGAAATACGACGATACGTCGTTGTTGTTTCCGTTCCCCGTGGCAGTCGCAGTAATGCACTGGCCTGCAGTGATCTTTATCGGGTAGTCAAAGTGATACTCTGCAGTGCCAGCGGCAAATGTTGTGATAGCCGCCGTATAGATCAGACCGTTCGTGTCACGCAGCTTGAGCTTACCAAGCACATACTGGTTTGCGTTTGTGGTCCCGGACGTTAGCTGGCCGAAAACAAGATAGCCGGTGTATCCAGCTGGACACGTCCAGTGTCCGACTAGAGAGACGTTGTCCCCGATGCCGATGGCGCTGTATTTCACAGCGGGGACACCGGAGGTTACCGTGCCAGTACCGGCATAGATAATGCCAGCGTTGACGCCCCCAGAACCGGCTGTCACCACCGTCATGCTTTCAATGGCATCGTAGGTGTTGGTGGTATTAACAGCGGTTTGCCCGTCGAGAGTCACAGTCTCCGAGACATACCCGCCAGTTCCGTTAATGCCAACAATCAGAACAGTCCGGGCGCCGGTACCTGTAGCGTCGTCATTCGCGCTGGACGAGCTGATCTTCATGATCGCTGGGGACGCAGGATGCCCAAGGAGGACGCCTGAGACAGGCCATACGGTCGCCTCTACGCCATCGTCTACATCAGGGTTGTGACCAAATACATGAACTACGCTATGGCCTGTGATTAGCCCTCGGCCAACCTGAAGCTCAAACGGTTCGGTCTTACCCGTTCTGCTTATGGATGAGACTAGCCCCATTTGAGCCTCCGATTAGTAGCTCTTGATCAGCTCAAGAACAACCATGTATGTGTCGCCGGACGTGTGGCCGACCGTGGTGAACTGAATGTCCCCGGTCTTTCCAGATCCAGCGTTGTTGGGAATGCCGGTAAAGGAGGAGAAGTCTAAGGTCCCCTCGCTATCCGCAGGCAGCCCCATAGCGAGAACGTCTGCCGTTGCATCAAACAGAATATTGACGCCCATCCCTGCCGTCACATACCAGACCTTGTTGATCTGTACAGACGCGCAGGGCGCTCCCAAGCGATTCGTTGAGAGCGCCGAGACATCAACCTTCGTGACTGCAGATTCACCAGTGCCATCGCTGACATTGGTGAACTTCATCACGGCAGTTCTCTCGCCATCAATGACGTCCCAAAGATTTGGTAGTTGGTGTCATCCAAACCGAGGAAGGTGATGTCGAAGGCCGCAGGGACATTGATCTGGAAGATGCTGTTGGAGTCGCCGTCCGAACCCACAACAGACACTTCATTGTCCGTGTCGAGGAAGGTCACACCACCGATGAAGAAGTTGGTGTCGTCCCCGGTGTCGAAGATCGCATCGAAGGATGCTGCCGCAGCGCCCGCGAAAACAAACCGATACGCAATGCCAGCAGCCGGAGCCGGGAGCGTGTAGGTGTTGTCCTGAGAGGGGTCGGGGACGAGGTTAACCCGGCCACCGTTGGTTGCAGCGGCAATGGTCACGTCGCCGTCGCTTACGGAGACGGGGGTAACCTGCATGCCGGAGGCGTCAAGCACAAAGCTCTCGGTAACAGCGCCGGTCGTGGCGTTCTTGGAAACAACCTTAAAACCGTTCTCGGAACGGACGGGGCCGTTGAACGTAGTGTTAGCCATGGGAATCTCCTGTCGTGGCTAGTGTCAGACTCAGGTGAGCCTGTCAGGGATTAAGTCATTTATACGCCCTATGCGCTTATGGCACAAGCTTCCTCGACCAAGCTCGGGCTTACCACCAGTCGGGACACCTCACCATGCTTCTTATGGTAGGTAATTACTTGGGCTTCTTGCCCGCTAATAAACCCGTGTCTGCTGGCGTAACTGTCTGATTCTGCTAGAGTTCTGTGCTGTTCGATGGTCATCAATGATGTCTCCTTGACATCCCTATGATGCAGGTGTCCCATGTGTCCGTAGCTATGCTTGGTTCTCCCAAAGACTTCTCGGAACTTGGCGACAAAGACATCATCGATATTTGTGGGTCGGCGCTTGTGTCCATGATGGAAGAACAGACTGGTGTCTCCCCATTCGTAGCAATAATAGGGATCGACCGAGGTATCGACCGTCAGCCTTGGCTCGTCCTCATAGAGAGCCGATAGCCACTCCCGCATCCAAATGCTCGATACAGGATTGTGATTGCCTTCTGCTTCAATGACGTGAACCCAGCTGTACTTGGCAAGGAGCATGGCGTTGATTCGGCGCCTGACCCTAATCCAAAGCCTAATAACCTTGCTGAATCTACTGTCGCTATCGAGGATATGTTTTGAAGCTGGGGTGAGATTTTCCATTCCGTCTTGGTGCAGATCGTCCCCGAGGAAACACAGGACTGCACCTTCTGCTGGAGGGGCTGCAGCTATGGCGTACTTGAACCAATTGATCAGCCTTTCCTCTGCAATGTTTACGTCCCAGTCTCCCTGCCTTGTCTCCTCTGACCAGCTGTATTGTCCAAAGTGGTAGTCGGTGATGATGTGGCAGTTGATGCAGTTGTTGGAGATGTCTTTGGCGGGCGGTTTGACTGGCTTCTCTTTGGGGACGTTCTCTTTTGATGCCTCTATGAAATCATTCACCATCTGCTCAAGCTGGGCGCCGTCTATCCCAGTCTTGACCCACTGCATTCGGGGCTTGCCTTCCTCATCATAGAGGGTGCTTGTGCCCTTAACGAGGAATGGCGCCGGGGCCGGGTGATTTAGATCATACTCGGGCGCAAAGCCCATTTTTGCGGCCCGGGCCTTAACTCTCTCAACAGCGCTCCGGATGGTGTTGTAGTTCTTCCCGACTTGCGCAGCAGCAGACTTCAAGCCACCAGTGCTAAGCACAGCGTTAACGTACTCTTTTTCCTGATCGGACACGCAGTACTTGAGTAGCTCTTTCGGATAATGACCCGGAAGCGGCATCGATTCTCTCCCCCAAGAGAGGCTTAAAGACTGCTTTTACACGATCAGTTTAAACAGATCAAATTACTGGTTGATTCTTCAGGCAAAAAAAAGGGCCCCCGAAGGGGCCCTAAGCAGTACCTTAGGCCGCGCCGGGCGAGCCGTAGATACCAAGTGGATCACTCACGCCGAAGCTGTAACGCTCGCGAGCGCGGTAACGCACGTTGCCGGTGTTGCCGTGCTCGTGCGGAGAGTGGTCTCCAAGAGACGGTCAGCGGTGAACATCAGCGCCGGGGGAACGATGAGACGCACGGGGCGAGCCGAGATCAGCAGGCCCTTCTCGTCTTCGTAGGCAGCAATGTCGATGATGGCTTGCTCAAGAGAGGTCTCGTTGAGGTCAGCCGCCACAGACGGACGGTTGCTGTTGGTGCCACCGGAAGCAAGGGGGTGAGCCGTGCTGAACAGGGTCACACCGTCGCCAGAGTTGTACGAGGTGAAACCATTGTTCAGGCGGCTAGCAGCCTTGACCTGCTTCGTGTAGGCCATGGAACGAGCCAGAGCCTTGGTGTAACGAGCCGAGAGCGTGTCATAGAGGTTGTCCTCCATGGCTTCCTCGGTGATCGAGAAGGCCAGCGCCACGGTCTCGTGATCGTAACGAGCGGTGAACGTCTCTTGTGCGGAGTCGAAGGAGACTGCGCCGCCTTCGCTCTTCACCGGAGCCGCCGAGAACCCAGCAAGCTTCACTTCTTCTTCGAAGCTACGCTCGGAGGATTCCGTCTCGTAGATCATGGTGTGCTCGTCTTCGTACTTCTCATACTCCAAACCAAAAAGAGCGTTAAGCCCCGGCAGGAGTTCCTTCAGCATTTGAGCGCGTGAAATCGCCATTACTCAGACTCCTTATACGCCGGTCGTGTTGTCGTACTGATGCCCGGCATTGAACTTAACCAGAACGTCGGTGTAGGCATCGCCCACAGCGCTGTCCGGGCCGTCCACGAAACCGAGGATCCGCACGGGGAGGGTGTTGGTCGTTGCGATAGAGGAAGCATCAACAGCGTTCTTGCTGTTCCCAATATCGGTCGAACCAGCGGTTTGCACCACAGCAGCGTTGTTGCCAAGTGCAGTCTGAGCGAGCGTGTCGTCAGCTTGCATCTGGAACACCACAGACGGGTCGTCAATCACGTAGGCAACTGCATCGGATGCCACCGTGCTTGCGGGCCAGTACTGGCTGTAGGTCGGCTGCTTGGTATTCGGGTCGGTGTAGAAACAACCGACAAAAATACCAACCGGGGTCAGATAACCAGCTTTACGAAATCGCCGTAGAAGATTGCGGTGCCATAGCCGGAAGCGATGCTGATCTGGCGGATTTTATTAACAAACCCTGCACCAGCCAGCGTATCAACCGGACGAGCACCATACGGAGCGGCAGTCGTCGCCATTTTTTAAGACTCCTATACGGTCAAGAATCCCCTCGGGAGACCCGGGGGCCGAATGAGGTTTCTGTACGCCGCTCCGGTTTATGGAGGGGCATACGGGGATCTCCCTGACGCATGTAGTCTTGGTCAACGGACGCTAACTGCCTCTCAGCAAGTTTGTCGTAGTGGTCTTGGCGTTGGCTCATCATCTCGGCAGGGCACTTGCAAAGAAGCAGCCCTCCGATCTCAATGCCATCAGGATAGCGACTATCCAGATCGCTTTGAGCATGCAGCTCGGGGTGATCCGAGCCCGTCACCGGACGCCAGCCCTCACGGAACTTTTTGGAGACATTTGAGTTGTCCGTATTCCCTCGTGCTGAGGTGCGAATCCAGCGGAAGACCCACCCATCTCGGGGGTCAGGCACTGGTAGCATCCCCTGCGGGACCCACTTGTCAGGAGTGCGCGTTTGCTCTTGTCGAGTTTCGCGGGTACGGGGTGTGCGCTCGCTAGTCATCGCTGGGCGTCCTTTAGCATCTGCTTCGCATATTGATCGTTGGTTAAGCCAAGTCTCTTAGCGATAGCTACTTGTGTGCGCGTCAAAGTCACTTTACTGGGACGGCTGCCGTTATTACGCGCACTAGGCGCAACGGGAGGCGTCTGCGCTCGACGGGAAACCTGACGCGTTTGGTTATCCTCGTCTGCGATATCTACCTGCTCACCGAAATATTCCGGAAAGCGTTTATGCATCTCTGCATCAATTGTCTCATAGTATTGATCAGAAGTCGGGTCAATACCACCCCTAACTAACTTCTCATGAATACCGTATGCAGTAGCCGTCATATCCGGATGTTCCGGAGAATTAAACCACCCCTTGTTCCTTTCAGCCCAGCTTTGAGCCTTAGGATCCGGGCGCCGTACTTGCGGTTGCGGCTGCTGATATTGCTGGGGCGTTTGCGCCGGAGGACGGTTCTGAAGCTGGCGCTCATAGTTGTCTGCTTCGCGAAGCTCAAACTGCGCCTTATTTAGAACATCCTGTGCCTCGATAATCTTGTCGGGGTCCCCGGTATCATAAGCCTGCCGATAACGGTTCTTAGCGCTGTCTAACGCCATCTCCGCACGCTGCTTGATCTCTGCCACAAGGGCGGCTTGCCCTCGCTGGATCAGCTGATCGCGCTGCCCAAGCTGAGACTGGATGTGTTGCGCCACACGTAACGCTTCATCCCGCTCGCGCTCGATCTGCTCACGACGGCGAGCTTCTTCACGACGCTCATAGGTCAGCTTTTTGATACGCTTTTGAACGCGCTCAGAGTAATTCTCTAGCTCATCATCGTCGTCATCATCAGATGGCTCTGCCTCAGGCTCTTTTTCTGCCTTGGGCTTTTCCTGCTCTTCCTCGGCGATCTCGATCTCAAACTCAGGTTCCTTTTCGGAACCTTTCTTTGACATCGGGATCTCTTGAGGAGTTCCGAGTTCGTCCGCCTCGTTTTGAAAATCTTCTGCTTCGCTCATAGCTTCACAATCCCTCTCGGATCTTCGACAACAGCTTCAACAGAGTCATCGTTAATTAAACGAAACTCTTTGCCGTGGACTTTGAAACGAGTCCCTGAGAAGGAGCGCATCATAATCCAGTCGCCTTCTTTGCAGTAGGCACCGGACGGGAAGCGCTTTTCGTCCTTATATGAATCAGGACCCATCTTGAGAACGAACCCAACAATTGAGCCGATCTCTTCGTCGTCCATGGTTGATTTAGCTTTGACGATCCCTGATTCGAATGCTTCATCCGGATTGGGAAGGGCAATGAGGATTTTATAACCCTTAGGGTCAGGCAGTTGAGCAGCGCTACGCGGCTCTTCCTGTTGTGCTTCCGCCATGTTTTTCACCTGCGCGGATACGCCCCGCGTTGCGTCAGTCTTCGTCAGACTGTTCGTAGTGCTTTTTGAGGGCAAGGATATGATTCTCTGCCGTCGCCAAGCCGTGCAGCTTGCCTATGTAGAACTTGTACTCCTCGTAGGACTTGGGAGCCCCGTCTACAATAGCTTGCTGTAGGTCATTTTTATCATCCGTAATGCGTTTAATCAACACATCATAGACAGTAACATTAACCATTCCGCCCTCTTAGGTCACGCATGATCTGCTCACCAAGCTTGGCTCCGGCAACCTTTTCGTCGGAATTAAGCTTGGCTTGCTCAAGCTCAACATCTGCAAGTAGCTCTGCTGCCTTGAGTTTCTGGTCGTTCTGCGCCTTGCGCTCTTGGTATGCGAGGCGGTCACGCTCAAGCTGCGAGCGCTCTTGCGCCTTCCGGCGGTCTTCCTCGATCTTTGCCATCTTGGCTTGGAACTCGGACTGAACCTTCTGCTCTTCGATCTGCAGCTCCCGCTCCCGTTGCTGGAATACAGGGTCTTGCATCTGCTCTTGGATGCGCTGCTGCTCTGCCTCGGCTTGGTCTTTGCCAAGGAGCTGCTCTGCCGCAGGGGCAACCAGCTGGGAGAGCCGGAACTCGATATCTTCCGGGAGGTTCTCGTTCGGATCCGGTAGCTCCACCCCAAGCTGCTTCTCGATCTCGCGGCGATACTGGAACGCCACGTGCTCAGCGATATGAGCCTCCATGGCCGCTTGGATGGCCGGAGCATTCGGGGACTTGGAGACCAAGGCAAGGATCTTGGGATCCTGCGCCATGGACTGGTGAACCCTGATGTGGGCCTCGTGGTCCTGATACATGAACGCCTTAACAGGTTTGCTGTTGATAATGTTCATGTTTTCGGCCACGGGGTCCGTGGGCTTGATGTCACTCTTCATGGGAACGAGTTCATCAGCATCAGGGATCTCTAGGGCCTCAAGCATCTGCCGGTGAAGCAGCGATCATCGAAGTCTTCGAACGCAATCTCGCCCTGCGGGTACGGCGTGGGCCCGTAGTCTCGGAGCACAGCCACGAGCATCTTGAACTCTTGCTTCTGCGCCGCATGCAACCGGGCTTGGAGCGCCGTCACTACCTTCAGGGAGCGCTCAAGGAGGGCTAGGGTCGTTCCGACCGGCGCCTCACTGTTCATGTCCGACGCTTTCACATCAGCCTGAGAGGCGAATCTACGGCCTTCCTCGACGATGTCGTTTAGCAGCTGATAAAGGACCTGAGACGGCTCTTTGTAAGGCAGGGGAAGGATATTGTCCCGAATAGCCCCGGCAGGCACCGACACGTCCCGGAACTCACCGGGCGCAATGGGGGTATCGTCTCCATCAATCCGCAGCCCCTTGGATTTTAAGCCCCCGGGGAGGTTAGCCAGAGTTCCAGCATCGACCAGCTGGCGGATGAGAGATGTCGAAGAATCGGCCATGCCACCAATAAGGTGGATAAGGCCAAAGCCGTAGAAGCCAAGACCCGGAATGTAAATGAAGTGTGCATAGTGCTGCCGACGCTTCTTCAGCGGATCGTCTGCATACCAGTTGCGACGAATAGACAATACAGTGCTAGAGGAATAATCAATTGATACGACGTAAGGAAGAGCAATACCAGTAGGCTCTCCCTCATGGGTATCTTCGAATCCCGGGAGGTCCAGATCGACGAGGACCTCAAGGATCGTGTGTCGGTTGTCGTTATCGATGGAGATCCCAATGATCTCTTCTTCAGTCTCCTCGATAGAGGAGAACATTGCTTGGGGCTCTGGGAGATCAACATCACGGTAATACCCCGCGACCTGTAATTTCCTTACCTCGTTCTTCGTTCTCTTCTGGAGATGGGTCATCCGCTCTGCGGTGCAGATATCTGACTCGGCGTTGTTCACAAAGAAATCTTCTGCCGGGACAAACTTAGAGCAGGGGCGCCCAAGGATCGGGTCGAAGTAGATTTTCCGGAAAGCGCTTCCGGAAAGAGGCAGGGAGAACAGGAGCCGCTCGGTCTCAGGCCGGTACTCGGTCATTTCCTCCGTGAGGAGGTAGTTCATGTAGGAACGGACCCGAGCTGCCTGCTTGTTCTTTTCTTCATCTGGCGGACCAACGATCTTGATCTTCACCGGGCCTTGCGCCGGGAAGATCTCTTGGATCGCTTGGGACTGAAAGCGAACAATGGCTTCGGAGAGCATGGGGTGGTACACGCCACAGGCCCCATCCCACGGCTCAGAGCGGCTCTCTTTCTTGATGCCGAGGAGGCGCAGGCCGTCCTTGTAAGCCATCTCCCATTCGCGCCGGGAGTTACGGTCTTCCTCAAAGCCAGCTACAAGCTTGGTTGCAAGCCGTTCTAGCTCGGCCTCATCCATGTAGTCGGCAATGTTTTCATCATGGCTGATCATGTCCGGGAGGTCCCGGGCATCCGGATCTAGATCGACAACAACGCTGCCATCGTCCAGCTCAATGGAATCGACGCCGTCTTCCTCGATATTGATTTCAATAGCAGGCTCTTCTTCTCCGGGGAGAAGGGGAGCCTCTGAATAGACAGCGCGATCAATAGCCATGATTTACCCTCAGCCGTTCTTGCAGAACTTGCCGCCTTTGGTTGCGGCGCCCATGCCACGGCACGTCATGTCTTTTTGAGGCATAGGCTTAGGCATATATTGGGAGTAGGTCGGAGCGAGTTTACCCTTCTTCATTGGGTTTCTCCTTGGGGGTAAGGGATTCTTTTATTGTATCAACTTTTGACTCATCACCACGGCACCAAATAATAAGCTCCCTCAGCTCTTCTTCTGTGAGAGCTATATGGTTACCGGACTGAAGCTCAAATGTGAACTTGGTCATTAGTAATATGCCGCTCTGCGAGCACGAAATGGTCCGTCGTCTTCATCGCTATGCAGTTTGACAAATCCACCCTGCCTGAATCGTAACAGGGCTTGGGTAGAGGAATCCACCAAATCATCATGGTCCCCGTTCGGGAAATCGGCGAACTGCTCAATCACCTTCTCTGCCCAACGAGTTGGGGGCGCCCATACTCTCCCGGAAGCGAAGAGATCCGAAACGGCGTTTACCCGTGACAACTTATCGTTGCCTCGGGATGGGGTGAAGTCCTGAACGGGAATGCCCGCTTGGCGCATTTCGAAGATCAGGGGCAAGCCGGACGCCTTTGCTTCGATGATGCAAATGTCCGGCTCCCAAGCTTGGTACTCATCCACTGCCCGGCGTTTGAGTTCCGGGAACTCCATGCGCTCATCGAAGGCATCGAGGAGGATAATGTTGGTGGAGGTTGAGCCATCCCTTTCATCATGGAAGAAGACGCCCCATGTGGTGCAGGCAGAGGGGTCGGATCGGGTCTTCTTGGTGAAGGCCGTATCCCATGATTGGATGATGAAGTCACAGGACGGGGGATCTCGTTTTTCCCACTCCTGCCACCATTCCCTTTTGATGATGGCGGCTTCTTCGGAGGTGGGCTGCTGCATGTACTGGGCAGACCATTTAGAAACGGGGAGTTCTTGGCGCAGATCCTCCAGCTCCTTCTTGGACCAGAACTCAGGCCAGAGGGGTTCTCCGGAGGGCATGATGGCGGGGAACTCAATCACCTCCCACTCATCGGTGGCGTTTCTTCGCGCCGCATCCTCAATAATTCTCCCGGTTAGGTCCTTTTTGGACCATCGGGTCATAACAATCACGATAGCCCCGCCGGGCTGGAGACGCTGACGAGGGCCGGAGGTGTACCAGTCATAGGTGTGCTCAAAGACTGAGGCATCCCCTTGCTGGCCTTCCTGCTCGGAATGGGGGTCGTCAATGATGAGCAGGTCTGCCCCTTTCCCTGTCACGGCCCCACCAATCCCGATGGCGAAGTAATCTCCTCCCTTGGAGGTGTTCCAACGTCCTGCAGCCTTGGAATCCGACCGGAGCCCAACATCAGGGAAAACGGTCTGGTACTCATCTTGGGCAAGGAGGTTACGAACCTTCCGGCCAAAGCCAACCGCCAGTTCGGCAGTGTGGGAGCACTGGATAACCTTCTTCTGGGGGAACTGACCCAAGAACCACGCAGGGAGGAGATAGGAGGCAAACTCGCTCTTGGTGTGGCGAGGAGGCATGTTGATGATCAGGCGCTTCAGCTCACCCCGAGCAATCTTCTCAAAGGCCTCAGCCATGATCTTGTGATGACGACCCGCAATGAACTCAGGCCACATACGCTCCACAAAGGCAACGAAGCTCTCCTTATAAGCTTCACGCTCTATGGCTTGATCATATTCCTGCAGGAGATCTAGGAACTCTGCTTGCTGCTCTGGAGGTAAGCTCTTGATTTTACTCAGAACAGCTGGTGACAGTTTCTTCATGCAATGGCTCCGCCCACTAGCATAACTTAGCTGCCTGCTAAGCCTTGTGGACCAGAAGCCTGTCTACTCCTGTCCCTAAATCAAAAAATTCAAAAAAATTTTTTCTCTACTACGGAGAAGACCAGTACTTGCTGGCGCCTCCTACGGGATGCTGGTACTATCAAGGACGTTCCATCAAGTCAGTGCCTGCTTGGAACCCCTCGCAAGACCAAACCCAAAACTCATTCTTTTCCAGCATCCCTGAGAACATCGTTCGATCCTAGCATAAATTTGGCTAAAAGTCCATAGCTGGAACGCATAGTTCACATTTTGTCCTTGATTGTGCATTTTTGGAAATATACCTATAGGGGTATAGGGGACCCATTGATGTATATAGGGGGGGTATATAGGACCCACAATGTTTACACGATGTAATGGTGGGAAAATAGGGGTGATTGTTTGTGGGAAATCTTATGTATATGTGTACATATATGTAACACGTCACACAGGGGGGTGCGGGTACCCACGTGCGCGCCTGTGTACCCGCGTACCTCCGGGCACATGATCGCCCGCGTTTCGCGGGGCATGCATGACGCGCTCACCCCTACGCATCACGCATCCGTCCCCCGCAAGGATTTAGTGCTTCTCGGCGCCCTCTCCAAACAGCTTGGCTAGCTTGCTCTCAATCTCGCTAGCTAACTCATCGGCACTACGCTGCGCCGTATCCGTTTCCACCACGTCCCGGAACATGCCTACCGTCTTGCCCAGCAGCTCGGCCGCTCGCACCTGCTGGGGCGTAGGCGCATCACCCCCATGCATCCACTCACGTAGACGCTCAAGCACAGCTGTGCGGTCGTCTGCGGCCTGTGCGCGCATATCCGCCGCGATCTCGCGCTTTAGCTCGTCTATTCTCCGGGCAATCTCGGGGTGCCTCACGAGCTTGTGCGCCTCTCCGTGCAGGGTCGCATCCCTATCCGTGGTCGGGCTGTACGCATGCCGGTAGGCGTCTACCTGCGAGCATGGCTCCCCGTCTATGCCCATGACGATGGCCCTAGCGAAGGCCTCTTGCTTGGCTGTCAGCATGGTCTGGCTCCTTACGTGTGCGCCGGGCTTCGCCCTAGCGTGCCTGCCTGTCAGGCTCTGCCTCGCAGTGTACCCGTTTACACGTCCCACGCGTAGGCCCTTCGGGCCCTAGTGATTCCTCCACATTTCCTCCATTACTACGTAATGACATGACACTGTACGAATTGACAGTGTTGCAATGTTTAAACGGTTCAGGCCCAATGGGAACCGTCAGCGCCACGGCAGCCACGGCAGCCAGCCAGCGAAAGCGGAGTGCAGCGCAGACCGGATAGGCCCACCGGAACGGGCAGGCCAGCTCCCAGCCGTAACGGGAGACGCGCAGTGCAAGGTCAGGTGCTTGCACACGGTACCCAAGCCAGCCATCAGGCCGGGATAACGTGGGTACCGGCAAGGGATGCGAGTAGCGAAAGCGTACGCATTGCCCATAAGCGCTCAGCGCCACCGTGGTGGCCCGTAGCGAGGCGACGCACCCTGCCGGTATGTCCATGCTCGGAAGCGCGAAAGCGGCGCCTGACGGGGCGTGAGGGTACAGAAGGCGGGAGTCCGAAAGGGCGCAAGTGCTAGGCAGCCCGCCCGGCAACGGGACTATGTCCCTACAGAAAATTTCATTCCTCAGACAGAGTCTGAATCCTAGGCGCTTCCCCGTGAGGCGCCTAGCGTGCAGGCCCTACCTGCAGCAGAAATGGGGAAATGGCTCGACCGGCATATGGCCCTTGTTCTGGAGCTTTGGGAGACGTACGGAATCGAACTCGCAGAGTTACCCGTAGCGATCAAGCATGACGAGGACAAGCGCTTTATGGAAGAAGTCGAAGCTTCCCGAGCCTAACCCACCAGCGCCCCCTCCGGGGGGCATAGGAGAAACGATGAACTACGCACAAGAAATTATCCGCGACCTTGAAGACCGCATCACCCTTGCCCAGTCCTATCTTGACCGTGGCGAAGGCTTTCCCGGCGCCGGTATCGGTTGCACCTTCAGCGATGCCGAGCGCCTTGACATCACCCGTCGTTACATTTCCAGCCTTAACGATGCGATCACCATCGCCTACCGCGCCATGGCTCGCCGAGCCAACGTCGCATAATGCCGAAACGCCCTCCGGGGCGTCTGCGTGGGACGGCTACCCACGTACTGATGAGGCAAGCCAAAACCGGAGAATCGACGTGACCAAACAAATCCAAAGCGCAGTGATCTACCGTGGGCCCAGCATGATCGATGGCGCCCCCATCGTCGTCATCGCATGCAAGCTGTCCCTAAGCGGGAAGGCGAACCGGAAGACGGGCGAGATGGTCCAGACCTATATCCTTCGGGAAGACATCCATCCGACCGTCGCCATCCGCTCTGGCGAAGACGCAAGCATCTGCGGGGACTGCGTACACCGTGGCGAGGGCTTCGAAGGCCGGACCTGCTACGTTTCCATGAATGGCGTGGGTTCAGTGTTCCGGGCCTTCATCCGGGGCAGCTATCCCGAGATCACTCCCGAGGAGTGTGGGCGCATCGCCGCTGGCCGCATGGTTCGCCTTGGCACCTATGGCGACCCTGCTGCAGCACCGGCATGGGTCTGGCAAGGCCTACTGGCCGAAGCCGAAGGCTGGACCGGATACACCCACCAGTGGCGCCTACCCGAAGCCGAAGCGCTCAAGGGCCTATGCATGGCCTCTGCAGACTGCCCGGAAGACGCGGAGCTGGCCCACAGCATGGGATGGCGCACCTTCCGAGTGGCAGCGCCTGACGCCCCCAGCGTGGGACGTGAGACGGTCTGCCCTGCATCCGAAGAGGCAGGCCGCAAGCTG